ATCTGACTCTGTTTCTGTAACATTAAACTGTAATGTGTAAATCTTAGGGTTTTGATGTGCAGCCAACCCAAATAATATTCTGTGTTCATAGCCATCAACAAATCTTACAATTCTTTTTACAGGATTACTTCTTTTTGTAAATCCCGAATATGTCGGTGTAATAGAAGGAAATGTAGCCATTATGCAAGTAAACCTCCGGGTCTTTTTTGTTGTACAATTTCTGCTTGTATAGCAGTAGAAAGAACAAGTCCTAATTCTCTGCTCTGTTGTTCATTACCTTCAACATTAGAACCAGATGCATCTACATTAACAACAATATTATTAGTAACGCCACCACCAATTTGATTATTAGGAATTATGGTACCAGCAGAAGAAGGAACAAACAATTCTGGACCTTTCTCTCCTACTATTGAAGGTCTACCAACAGGAGGTCTACCGCCATTAGCAAATCCGGGCAAATTTGCAAATGGTCCACCAAAAACAGAACCAAGTAAAGTATTTATTCCAAGTCTTAAAAGTTGTGATGATATATCTTGTAAAATACCTCTTGCTGCTTCACCTAGCGATTTTGTACCTTCTATAGCACCAACCAAAGCATCAGAAACACCAGAGGCAATACTATCGCCAATTTGTTCAAAAGCTGTTTTAATTCCTTTTGTAGAATCTGCCAAAGCCTTAGAAACTGGTACTGTACCTTCTAGTGTTGTTTTAATTTCTTTATTTTTTTGTGCTGCGATAACTAATGATGATTTTTTTTCTTCATTATGTTCAAAGTCTTTTTGTCTTAAGGCTTCTGTTTCAATATTTGTTTTTGTAAGTTCTGCATTTCTATCTTTAAAAAACTGTAATGCCTCTTTATTTTTTGTCTGACCGAAGATATTTTTATCAAGAGCATCATCACCAAACTTTAATTTTGTAAGTCTTTCTGCATCAGTTCGTGCTTTATTTTCAGCATCTAAAACATTACCAAAACCAATCTTACCTATATTTTGAAATCTTTTAAAAACTTTATCTATTGCTTGAACTGCTCTTGTTGCTTGATCTAAAACAAATTTTATAGCTGGTCCTAAAATATCTCCAATAGTTCTTGCAAGAGTTTGTACAGAATCAACAAGGGTGGATAATTTACCATTCAAAGTTGTAGCCTGTTTTGTTGCACCTCCAAAAAACTCCCCTCCTTCATTCGTTAGATTTATAAGTGCTTGATTAACAAGGTCAGCACCAATTTGGCCTTTACGCATCATGGTGGCAAACTCTTCCCCTTGTTTACCAGTAATATTTTTTAATTCTGTAGTTATATCAACTCCTCTTTCTAATAATTGCAAATTTTCTTCTTGTTGTAATTTACCTTTTGCCCTGATCTGACCAAAGGCAGTAGCGATACCAGATAAGTCAGCACCAGTAGCACCAGCAACTTCAGATAATCTTTTTGTTGTATCTACAAGTTCATCTGTTTCAAAACCAAATGCTTTTAATCTTTTTGTCTGTTCTATTAATTCACTACTGGTAAAAGGTGTAACCGCACCAAAATCTTGTAGTTGTTGAATTATTGCATTGGTTTCAGTAAGAGAACCAGTAAGGACTTCTAAACTTTTTCTCTGTGTTTCTAATTCAGCAGTTTGTACAAATACAAATCTTGCTGCGCCAATTAATGCTAATGCTTTTAATAAAGGTCCTAATGCACCAGTAAGTGTTCTTACTCCACCAGCAGAACTTCTTGCTGCTCTACCAGTATTTCTTAATGACCTATTTCCTTTATCTAATCTACCTTTTAATCTGCTTGTACTTTGACTTAATGATTTTGTTAATTCGTTTGTACGCTGCAACGGTCTAATCGCACTTTGCGCATCAACTATTAGTTTAACTGTTGACTGAGCCACAAATACAAATAACCTTTATTATATACTACCTTGATTTTGCCTTTTGACGATTGATTTCTTGTTTTTCTCTTTCATTTTTAACTTCATAATATGCAGCCCAATATATTAACTCTTCTTCAGTAATACCTTTTCTTAATTCTTGTAATGTCTTACCAAGTTCTGTTGCGAGAAAAAACTCAAAGATGAGCCAGTTATCTCGCCTTATTCGTTTTTTGCTGTATTAATATCAACTTGGATATCCATCATAAATAGTTCAAGTTCATTTAAAACTGTCTCTGGTAAAAACCTCTTAAGGTTTTCAGCATCAGCAGAAGCAAAAGCTTTTGTTCCATCTTCATTTTCAGCAAGCTGGCAAAGAAGTCTTGTAGATATGGCCAAAGCTTCATCAGTACCAGTGGCAGCTTGTGCTTGTATTCTGTCGTGTCTGGTTAACGGTGGAAAAAATATTTCTTTTAAAATATCGCCATTTGGACTTTTTAGTTCATATTTTCTTCTAGCAGTCATTACATCACTAAAAGCTTCAGTGATAAGGTCTACGGTTCTTTTTGTTGCCATAAAAAATTAGGTTCGTTAACCTAATGTACTATATAGCTGATGTTATGGCACCATTAGTGATAAACGTAATGCTTACCTCTTGTATTTCACCAAGTGTTGCTCCGTATTCTGCACCAGTAATAATACCAGCAAAACCAATTTTTTTACTTGCGGTTCCACTGTCAGGAAATAATTCAAACAACGCATCACCAGCATCGCCAGTTACAAGAACATCATCTATAAAGGCTTGATAATCTGAGTTACCAGATGGGTTATAAAGTAAAGTTGCAGAACCTTCACCAGAGATAAGACCACCTACAAAAGATTTTGAAGTTGCACCCATTGCAGTAGTCTCTTGAGTGTCCTTACTAACAGACAATGACCATGCTCTTAAATCTGAAATGTCAGCTTCAGTACCGCCAGCATTTTCAAACATAATTTTCCCTACATCACCTTTAACAGCCATAACAAAAAGAAAGTATTTATTTTATATTAACCTTTTTTAGTCTTTTTCACATCTATTTTACAATTTTGTTGACTCTCCATATATCTTTTGCATCTATTATCCCAATAGGCAGCTTCCCTTCTTCCTTTAACAGCTTCAATAGCGTCAAGCATTTCTTCTGTGATTACAAGTTTTGGCATGATTAAAGTTCCTCATAAATTTCAAAAGTAATTCTAATTTGTGTTTGGAATTTACCCTCTGGACTTTGTGATAATACCTCGGGACCAATAGGCGAATCAAAGATTACATCTGATACTGTAATTTTATTATATAAGTCTCTGATTCTTTTACCAATAGTGTAATTCGCACCAGCACCAATACCTTGATCAGTAAATATATCCATAGTAACTAAACCAACAAGAACATTTACGCCATTAGCTAAATAAGAACCACCACCAAAGCTAGTCGTACATTGTACAAAAGAATCTTGAGCAGAAGCATCAAACGGCATATTATTAAAGACAATAGGAATGGCAGGGCTGTTCGCAAGTTCTGTAGCAAGTCTTGCTTCTATTGTTTGTCTGACTGTATTTAGATTTACTGCTGCCATAGTTATAGATTAAATCTGGTTTGTATGTCTGTAGCTATCTGTTTACCTATTAGCTCTGGATAACCTTTAATAGTATTTTGACCCTCACCTGTTCTAAACTGTCCACCCCAACTTGGTGGCAAGCTTGTACCATAAGCAACTGGTTCTGCATATTCTACATTTGTAAAAACAGTACCAACAAAAGGCTCTATCTTATGATCCCAAGAACCTCGCAAGTTGTTTGTAACTATTGGTGTTGCTCTTATTACTTTTTCTTTCCAAGACAAAGTTGCTTCTTCTACAGCATCAACAATTTCTTTTTTAAAGACCTCATCAACAATACGATCAATTCTTATTTCTCTAGCCATTATGCCCTCAAAAATAATTCAAAAGTTATCGGTATATTATTTTGTTGGTTAGTCACTACAGTAATAATTTTAAAAACAACAGAAGCAACTACAACCTTATCTTTTGGTGTTGGTACAAATGTAATGTCACCAGCAGATATTGTTAGTTTTTTATCCTCTGCTTGGATTAAATCATTAACTTCAGTATTATTTATATTTTCTAGTAAACCTTTAACTACAGTATCACTATTACTTTCACTCACTGTACCAGTAGCGGTATCGTAGGAGCCGTTAGTAACTTGTCTTATAGTTACACTACCTCCAAGCTTTACTAAGCTTTTAGAGGCCACTTTTTTTAAAGATGAAGCAAGTCCCATTAGACACGATATGCAATAACTTGACCACTAGCCAAAGTAATACTTGTAATGATACCTTCAATCTCTGATGCAACACCCATGGTAATACCATTAACAGTTGATGAACCATTCTCTGTAATGACTTCAGATACTAAGGTCACTTCTGCGGCAGCAAGACAATGAATCTTACCAAACCTTCCAGTATGTGCGTTTGTGTCTGTGATAATGATGGCAGCAGGGTAATAGCCCATTTTTAACTCCTTTTAATAGCGACATTGCCGGGTCCACTTATTCGTAGACCAGTAAAGTACCGTTCAAATAGTGGTGGTACTCTATCAGCACCAACAGCACCATAAAAATTAGGCTCTACATCAAGACTACCAAGTTTTACCTTTTTGTAATCTTCAAGTCCTGATAATCCTAACCCATCTCGATTGTTATTCAAGTAAACAGCTAATATAGTTTGTGCTTTTTTAACTTGTTCTGGTATTTCTGTTTCTGAAAAGTAATCTGTTGATATACGAAAAGGAAAGCCAACAGAATAAGTATTGATATATGTATCTGGTTTTCGTACACCTTGGCGAGGCCATTGTAATGCTTGTGTATTAGTAACCCTTGCTCCTAAAAATCTTTCTCGATCAACTCTGACTGCAGCAGTAAATAAAGCTCTGTTTTTATTATCATTACTAGAACCATCCCACGCAGAGACATCATCATCAAGTATTAAACCTTCAACAATAGAGTTAGCCGCATCTAAAGTGACATAACTATTAGCTGAAGCACTACCTACTGTCGCTGTTATTGTTATCGCCATTTTTTAACTTAGGTTTTCGTTTGCGTTTTGTTTTGGGTGGAACAGAAGCCACCGCTTTGGCAGCTTCTTGTTCTTTTTTTCGCTTAAAAGCAAATAACCCCATTAACCAGCCTTAAGGATTTGGTAGTTAAGTACGATTGCTTCGCCTAATGAACCAGCAGATACGTTAGTAACTGTGATTGCAAAAGATCCAGCAGCAATAGTATTAGCTTGCACTAAATATGCGCCTGCTGTACCAGCACTTGCGTGATTAACAATAACAACATCACTGGCAGTACATTTTGTATTTGTAACTGCAAAAGATACTTCAGCCGCTGCTGCAAGAGCCGCGTCATCCATTGTTATAACACCAGCCACTTTACTTAAAGTGACACCTGTAGCTTTACTTGTTGCCTGCGTAACTGATCCTGTTTGATCTGAACTAACTCCAAGAGCCGTTCCCGCAGTAGCTTCAAAAACTGATGGCATAATTTAGTTACCTTTAGTCTTGTGTTGATACGTTAGTTGCCCTAACTATACCAATATTTTTTGTCTCGTAGACTTTCGACCAGTTGCCTACTGTACCAAGTTGAGTTCTTGTTGGGTTAACTGTTGTAACAGCCCACTTAGAACCAACAGGGTGATATGTGTAATGAAGATCAATAGCCATAGCATCAGATTTAGCCAGAATGTCTCTGTCTGTTTCTGTTGTTAGACCAGCTTGCTCTCCACTAGCTACTGCGCCTTGAGTAAAGAAGTATGTACTGTACTCTGTAGATGCGCCACTGTTAACAGTAGAAACATCATCAGAAACAATAACTCTTAAACCACAATATGTAGGAACAGTATCGTTTCCAGCGCCATAAGCAGGGGCAATAGTACCACCAGAAGCAGTAGCAGAACCTCCGTTACCATCAGATGCAAGAACATAGTCAACCATCTTTCTCTCAACGAGATCGTAGTAAACCTTACTGTGCATACAAACAGCAGTTAGTTTGTCGCCTTGGTCACCAAGAATAGCTTTTGCTTTTGCAACGTGTCTTGGAGAAAGAACAGTTGGAGTATCGCCAGATCCACCATCTATTGTTAAACCAAAAAATGCTGCGTTGGAATCTGTTGTATTAACAGAACCAAAAACACCATCAAGACAAGCAAGTAAATCTTTTTGTCTTTGGTTTGCTATATAAGCACCAATCTTTTGACCGATTGCAGCCATTGGGTCTGACCCTGCTGCTAATGCTGCCAAATCCCTAGATTCAAATGCACGACCTCTATGTAAAATAACTCCAACTTGTTTGTCAGTAGAAATTTTACCGGGTGTTAATGAAGATGAATCAGATAAAACCTCAAAGTCTCCGCTTAAGTTAGCTGAGAAAAAAGGTACGTTTACGAAATCACCACCCTCTGTTGCATTTAGCTCAGCCATAGGTGCAACCACACCGCTTGCGAGAAACGAATCTCGTGCAGTAGTTTGCTCTATGACATAAGGCGTAAATATCTCAGGGATGATAATATCACTCCTTAGAACTGCCATAAGTCCACAAATTTAAAATTTAACGGTGTGGGCGTAACCCTATATGGCTCTGCGTAGCTTTGCCTTTGTTCTATACTAGCGTGTTTTCGCTATATCTCTCAACTTTTGCCATGTTTCTTTGCCATGAACTTTATAAATACGCCCTTGTTCTCCTAAATTTTCTGTTTCTCTTAGGAAAGGTTTTATCATATCTTCAGAAAAACTTGTTGAAGATGGTCTAGAAATAGGCGCACCTCCACCACTTATAGATTTAGTTTTTAACAAGTAAGGCTTTTCTTTTTCTAATTTATTTTTTACATATTCTGCTACTGGTAGTTGCTCATATCCATCAACAACAACAGGTTGACCATCTTTAATTTGTATCTGGTCTTTAGGTACTAAATTATTCAATACCAACTCTGGATCGTGTGTTATTTCAGATAAAGCTTGTATTGCTGGTGTTATTAATTCCAGTTCTTTGTTTCTTGCTTCTAAGGTTTCTATTCTTTTTTTATCTTCAGCAGAACGATCTCGGTACTGTTGTTCAAGTGCCTGTGTAGCTTCTGTGTACTTTCCTTCACTCTCTAATTTTTCTTGATCTACTTTTTGTTTAAATGCTAACAAAGC